AAAATATAACTCTTTTACGGGGTTCGTGAAATCCATTTTAAACTTGTACTCATCCGTACCTTCGGAACTAGAGACCGGAATTTCAAAAGTACCCTGTTGTATCTGTGTGATGATGTAGTCGCGATTACTTTTCTTAATCGCCTGTCGTTCTGGGTCGTTAAGTTGAACCATCTCAGTGTGTAGACTCATAGATTCGATACTTAATCCGGTTGTATCTATGCGTTGTGTGTTTATGTGTATCATATTACCCATACCGGGATGTTGTTCACAGTAATAATATAAATGGTGGGGTGTATCACTGTTTACGGTTAACGTCAACGTCAGAACAAAGTTCGGGAAACCATTGTTTGTAGATGTTTGGTTATCCGTGTAGTCAATCCAATTATTGTGAGATCCATCACTTCCCACTGATAATTTAAACGGGTGGAGCGTTTGTTGAACAAGTATATATTGGAACGTGTATGTACGACCATACTGTAATTCTATCTCGGGTGCTTGTACACCGTTTATGAAAAATTTATTACCACTCGCCGTCGATTGCGTAGTTACAACAAAATTGGTATTGTCTGGTGAAGATATACTTTGTAAATTAGGTAAATTATGAATACATTTACCAATATCACTGAGTTGAATTTCTATTTCACATTCCTGATTTGTTAAGGCGCAAAGTGGAATTGCAAGTTCTGGATTATTGTGAAAATAGAACGGTATGTCTACTATATAACTCGTCGATGTAGTCGCGAGTGGTAAATGTTGATCTATGGATGTATGTCGTACCGGAAATCCAGATGATTCGTCGGGACATTTACCTATCAGCTTAGCCAGATTATTCTGTTTCGTCTGTGTAATGTAATGCTCGCTGTAAATCTGTAACCAATCTCTAGGGATTCTCTGTACGAGTTGCCCACCTATTATGAGATCTACGTGTTGGAATATCGCGTGACCAATAGATTCGACGTATCTAAAGTTGGTTCCATCGTTTTCCAACGGTGGAAGTGTAAAATGTACCCGTACAGTTTTTATCAAATCACCGGCGTTCGCTGGTATCGTACACTTGAGAATACCACCATATTCCAATTGACCATGTAAGTCGTGGGACACGTCATACGCTGAAAAGTTCGTATGCTTTTTGAACTGTTTAATAAAATGCGTGTATTCAGGATTCTCTGTGAAGTAAGCATCCTGGGTACCCGTAGTGGCAAGTTGCACCCGTCCTGCCATTTCTAATATAACCCGTTAAAATTTTAAACCCGCTATTCCTCCCTCAACGTGTAGAAGGTTGTAATTCAAAGCGTATATCGAAAAGTTTATATTCCGTGAAGTAGATGTTTCATCGAGTTCTACGTCTAATTTCTTATGAATAATACGACTCATGTTTAATTGACCGGTAGGATAATATAATTCTGGTTTCAAAGCGAACGAATATGTATAAAATTCATACGCAGGATCGGGGCATCCTGTATGATGTATTAAAGATTGTTCGTATGCTAGATATTTACCCGTGTGATCAAATATACGTTTACCGTTACACTCAAACCGAATATTCTTCACGAACCGGTAATCAGATCTTTTATTCGTCACATGACTAGAAAATGCCTGATCAGATGATGAGATATTAAGTAGACGGTCTTCACTGCCTCCCGAAGTGCCCAGGAATGCACCGAGTGAGTACACCCGCACGTGGCCGGCTTGGGAGCCGGTGCCGTCGTTGTGGGAAGCGCCTACAGCCACGCGCGCGCCGTCCGAAGACATCGATACCGAAATCCCAGACTGGTCATACACAACCTCACCGTCGATATCCTGACCCACCTGGGACCATGCCCCACTGCTCTCGGCGTACACCCGCACGTAGCCGGCGCTATTCCAGTTCGCGCCGATCGCCACACGCGTGCCGTCCGACGATATAGATACCGAAATCCCAGACTGATCACCTGCAGCCTCGCCGTCAATGTCGGCGCCCACCTGGGACCATGCCCCACTGCTCTCGGCGTACACCCGCGCGTGACCGGCCAGATTGCCGGTGCCGTCGTTACCATAAGCGCCGATCGCCACGCGTGTGCCGTCCGACGATATAGATACCGAATACCCGGAGTAGTCGTTCGCAGCCTCGCCGTCTATATCAGAGCCAACCTGGGACCATGCCCCACTGCTCTCGGCGTACACCCGCACGTGCCCGGCGTAGCCGTCGTTACCATAAGCGCCGATCGCCACGCGCGTACCGTCTGACGACATCGATACCGACCACCCGGATAAGTCGCCCACAGCCTCACCATCGATATCATTACCCACCTGGGTCCATGTTCCGGCGTCGTCATAGAACACCCGCGCGTGGCCGGCACCTCCGACGGCGAGGCTGCGGGAAGCGCCGATCGCCACGCGCGTGCCGTCCGAGGACATAGATACCGACCTACCAGAGTAGTCGTACGCGGCCCCGCCGTTGATGTCTAAACCCACCTGGGTCCACAGAGAAGTTCCACTGTTCCATTCGAACACCCGCACGTGGCCGGCAATTGTGCCGGCGCCGTCGTTACCATAAGCGCCGATCGCCACGCGTGTGCCGTCCGAGGATATCGATACCGAATGCCCAGAGTAGTCCCCCGCGGCCTCGCCGTCGATATCTTGGCCCACCTGGGTCCAGAGAGAAGTTCCACTGTTCCAATCATACACCCGCACGTGGCCGGCGTCAGAGCCGGTACCGTCGTTACCATAAGCGCCTACAGCCATGCGCGTGCCGTCCGAGGACATAGATACCGAGGTCCCGGAGTAGTCGCCAGCAGCCTCGCTGTCAATGTCGTTACCCAATTGTGAAATTGTGTCTGTAGATTCGATGATGTTGGTTGTACCAGTTTCTTCTTTCGCTGAGAAGAATAATTCTTTAACGGGATTTGTAAATTTTAACAATGCCGATTTCTTCGTTTCATTAGGTTTAAATTGCATAGTCGATAACTGTAACTGTGTTATGATATATTGCATGGGGCGTGTGAGTAAAAAGTTTATCTCATCCCGAGTGATGAAGTAGAAATCTGTAATGATAGACGCTTCAACGATAGATCCCAATTCTGTTTTAGTGCGTACCATATTTCCATTTACTTCTTCGTAGCTAAACGTCACGTCATCATCTACATCTTTAAACTTTATATGTATTTCGATTAACTGACGAGTAATAGCGCATATAGGTATAGCTAAGCTAGGATTCCTAAAAAAATAGAACGGTAAGTTCAGATAGAAGGTCCTCGGTGCGGAGACGATTTGAATTTGGTTATTGTGACCGTTCATGTAGTAAAGGGTTGTATCTGCATCATCTTTATTGCTATGTAGTTGGTTATACATGTCTATATAGTCACCTGTAAGTCGCTGAATTGTTTGTCCACCGATTACCAGGTCGACATACTGTATGACGCTCGTAGCAACCGAAGCATTATATAGATTTCCGGATGGTAACTCTCCCAGGGTAAGTTTAAGCATCACACTTCGAAGTAAATCGCCGACGTTATTTGGAATACGGGCTATAGCGTTTCCACCTAGTGATACATTTCCAGTGATAGGAATACCGACCGCTTCTGTAGAAAATCGGGTATGTCTTTTGTATATGGAGGAAAAATATGAAATTTTTGGATCTCCGGTGAGCCATTGATCCTGGACACCGGTGACAGCTAGGCGTAAACGTCCAGCCATTCTTACTACATGTGAGTAAAATTTTATCAAATAAAACAATGCGATATTATAGATGGATTTACGTTTGAGAAAATTCAACCCGGCTAAAATGGCTGACGACAAGGTGTGTGTATTCATAGGAAAACGTAATACGGGTAAATCGACACTCGTGACTGATATCTTATGGTACAAGAAGCACTTACCAGCGGGTATTGTTTTATCGGCTACTGAAGAAGGTAATCATTATTATCAACAGTATATACCTGACCTGTTTATATACGGAGATTACGACAGGGAGGCTATAGAGCGAGTCATGGACCGACAAAGAAAGCTCGTGGGTGCTGGAAAACAAAACTGTGGTGCATTCCTCTTATTGGATGATTGTATGTACGACAATAAGTTCATGCGCGACACGTGTATTCGGCAGTGTTTTATGAATGGCCGTCACTGGAAAATATTTTTCATGTTGACGATGCAGTACTGTATGGATTTACCACCAGCACTTCGTGCTAACGTGGATTACGTGTTTATTCTCAGGGAGAACATCATCCAGAATCGAGAAAAATTATACAAATCCTTTTTTGGTATTTTCCCGACCTTTGATATGTTTAACAAAGTCATGGATGCTTGCACCGAGAATTATGAATGTATTGTTTTGGATAACACCAGTAAGTCTAATCGCATCGAGGATTGTGTTTTTTGGTACAAAGCGAAGATGCATAAGAACTTTAAGGTTGGAGCTCCCGAATACTGGCACGCACATAAGAAGATGTTCAATCCTAAACGAAGCAGCGTAAACAGATTGGATCCCAAGGCGGTTAAGAATAGATCCACACTCAAAATTACCAAGACGAGATAATTTTATCTCTTTACAATAAGATGCCCACATCTAGATCGGGTACGTCTATGAACATAAATCAGGGAAACAGAAACGTCGAAAATTACCTGTTTAGGAGAAATGTCATGAACATAGATACAGTTGGTTCGGGTATGTTAGGTAAGCGAAAGCGTCTTCCAGCGAACTACATACCCGTCGCTAACAGTGCAAAACGAAAAGATCTAGAAATGGTAGCAAAGGTTGTCAGGGTTTCCAACACGAGAGCATCTATACAACTCCCCAAACGTGTAATAAAAGAGTTACGTTCGATAAACAATATGTCCACCCTTAAAAGGTGGGAATACGGTGGTAAAATAGATTTTGTGTCTGACGGTAATACGATTAAATTTAACGTTCCTACACGTTTCACCTCGCAACAAAGAATGCAAGTGAACGGGCATATCGTAGGAATTTTTAGGAATTCTTACATTTCATACCACACACACCCGGGTATATCGACTGCTACGGGTAATACACCTTTACCCTTGAATACTCGAAACGTGTACGTCACACTTCCAAGTGGAGCAGATTTTGAAGCGTATATTAAGGGGTATCCGGGAATGCAAGCTAACATCATCGCAGATAGACACGGATATTACGTTATCGATATTTTGGAGTCCGTGGATAGAGGACAGAGACCCATTCCCGCCACTGTGAATAGACATATGGAATGGGTTCGTTCTCAGCCATTTTTCACTTCTAGGGTGTTTGGGGAAGATGGTCAGGAATATTTTAATACTACGTTAAGAGACTGGAAAGGGGCTATTAACGGAGAATTGAATACACATATGAAACGTGTATTTGGTATTTCTATAAAGTATTACATGTACGACGAAGAACCCGCTACGATTACTGTGAGTCGTGTCGACAATTCCAGCGGTCGATAGAATCTTCTAATTCATCGACTTCATACCATGCGAAATGACATTCTTTTGAATTTTTATCATGTGAGCATATTTCTTGTGCTTCTTCTACAGCTTCTCTGAATCGTAGACGAAGACGCAAATTATCGGATACCGGTTTATTTGACGGGATGCGAGCCGATTGTTGTCGGTATATTTCATTTAGTACATTCTTCCTGGTTTTGTCTAATCTATATTTATAAGAATCGTTTGAGGAATATGCTCGAATATACATACTATACTCGAGCACTATTTTTTTAACCCGGGTTTAAAGACTAGAGACATGTATCGAATATAATGGCGTACAATTCTCCCGAATGCAACTTTCGATACAAGGTTTCTTCCCTGGAAAAGGTCGTTGACGGAGATACCATTGACGTTTGCATTGATCTCGGATTTGATGTATGCACGAAGCAGCGTGTCCGTCTTCTAGGGATCGATACACCCGAGTCTCGTACTCGCGATAGTGTGGAAAAGGTCTTTGGTCTTATCTCCAAGAAGAAGCTCAAGGAATGGTGTCTAAAGGCAGTCGAGTCTGAGAAGGATGACATTGAAATTGAGCTTCGCTGCCCGGAGGCGGATTCTAGGGGTAAGTTTGGGCGTGTACTCGCCGAAGTCTGGGTTTCTGAGGACGGTGTATGGACCAATGTCAATAAATGGCTATGCGATAAGGGATACGCAGTGCCTTATGTCGGTCAAAACAAGGCAGATGTTGAGAAGCTGCATATCGAAAATCGTAAGCGACTCGTTGAGCAGGTAAAGGATAACGCGTTATATCCAGCGATTATTGCTAGTATCACAAACTAAATATAACACGGTAGTACAAAAATCACCATTCGCCCTTGTAGCTTAGTTGGTAGAGCGTCGGCTTTGTAAGCCGAAGGTCGCGAGTTCGAGTCTCGTCGAGGGCAGGGCTTGTAGTGAAACGGATATCACACTGGACTTCTAATCCAGCATTCCGGGTTCGATTCCCGGCAAGTCTGATTATTCGTTTCCACCAACCGAACGAATAAGATTAAATATATCTAAAAAGTAATCCAACGATGCGTTTACGAAATTGCCGGAATAATTCCTCTGCAATATCTTATTCGTATCATACACCACAAACAGTGCAAACAGTATCGTAACAATTCTACTGGGAATGAGTGAATTCCGTTCCTCGACCCGTGTGCGTCTCACGTAAATATTGATAACGCGAGCGATCAAAATGGTTAAGAGTGAGAAGAATAATATCTGACCGAGAATATCAAGTTTGTATCCCATCTGAACCGTGAAGATCCCGGCGACTAACATACTGATAAATATACCAACGACCTCGAGTAAAGCTTCTTGTAAATTAGGTACATTGTGAAGCGCCATACCAGAGATGTATGCCAGAAGGGAAAATATGGCCACCTTAATGGGAATGGGTAAACGCACGAGACTCAACAATAGTACCAACGCGAGACCTACTATTCCTATCAATAACGCATTGGAACGAGCAATATCTTTCATGTAGGCGTTCCCGGAGGTCGCTTCGGCGGCCCTGTATGCAACAAAAGTTTGAAAAATAAGGTGTCCAAACACCCCCGCCATAAAAGGTATCTTCTTCTGTAAGTTACTCATTTATATTACATTACAAATTATTTCATTCTACACCTGCATAAAAGTAGGTTTGGTCGTTTTGTACCGTGCAAACGAAGCCTTATCGTTGATGTAATATTTACGATACGCTTCAACTACGTTTGGACACTGGTACGCCACTGGCATACATTCGGGGATTCCCTGGATAGAGTAATACGCTGTATCACTTTTATGTTCATCGAAATGGGGTGGTACGTTATTCTTGAGCCATAATAAATGTCCTTCGCATGTATGAATTTTGCCATAGCGTTTCGTGTATTCTTTTGATAGGGCTAACCCGATTTCACACGCGAACATGTAATTACGAAGACTCGAAGAAATCCACATCGTCATCGGATGCTTCTTGTGCGCGGGTTTGTACCCACGTTGTGAACCACTTTTTGTATATGGTGCATAGTCTCGGACATGTTGTTCCCGACCCGCGTAATACCACGCAGTGTATAGCATCTGCGCAATTTCTAACTGAATTTTGACCACATGTTGATCACAGGAAAGTTCTGCAATCTCTTCCGGAATCAACGAAAGAAAGAAAATGTTCATCTTATTTTTAATTAAAATGTTTTTCGACTTAAGTACACTTAAAAAATTTAGACTCATTCATGACAATGCACACGTTAGCATCTCTTTTAATGGCACCTGCTGGTGCGTTAAATAGACGATTTAAGAGAAATAGGGCATCCTTCTTAGCAGAACCACCCCCCCCCCCCGATACCATTGAA